GCGACCTTATTAAAAAATCTGATGAAGAATTTGTAATTTTACCAATGTTTGTGCCAGCAGCAGCAAAAATAAAATCATCACCATCAGCATCAAATATGATGTCTCCTGCAACGTCTAGGGTTAAATCGCCAGAGCTTAGGGCAATCGTAGTGCCGTCAATGGTAATGTTATCTACAGTAATACCACCATCAGCATCTAAAACACCGTTGTTAATTGTAACTCCACTAGAGTTTACAAGTATCTTTCTTGAGCCACCAACCACAACTCCAAAGTTGTCATCGGCAGGAAAGTAAATACCTGTATTAGCATCACCTGCATTTGTAATAGAAGGTGCGGAGGTTGAACCGTCAATTACTGTTACTACGCCACCTGCCGCAATAGTTCCAGATACATCAAGGTTGCCATTGAGGTCAACCGTAGTCGCAGCTATCTGGATTTCTGTGTCAGCTACAATGTCTAACTGGCCGTCTGCGCTTGAGTTGATGTAGATCGCTGCATCGCGGAACTGTACTTTGTCTGTTGTACTAAGCTCGATATTTGTACCGCCTGACGTATTACCCGCAACAAGCACTTCTGTAAGCGTATCGGTCACACCGGGATCAACCCCCGCCATCGCGTCAACGACTGCCGCGCCACTGCCTGCGCCGTCGAGATAAACCACTGCCGTCTTGCCGGTGGCAATCGTGACGTTCGCGCCTGAGCCTTGAGAGATCGCAATCGACTGCGAACCAGTAGTCGCGTTCTCGATGAACATAACCCGAGATACCGTATTAGGCGCGATGGTACAGGTTCTCGTCGCGGTCAAACTACCCGCAGACGTAATCTTGAAATACATTGCGCGAGCAGGATCAGACGCACCATCTGCAACGGTAGTTGTCGCATCTGCATCTGAGCTAAAGACTTGCTGGGTAGCGTAGCCTAGTGCTTCACCGATAAGTTCTAAATTGGTATTTGTGGATGTTCCCCAAGTTCCCGATTCGTCCCCTGTGGAAATCTCTTTTAATCGAAGGTCATTTACATACGTTGCCATTTTATGCTACCTCTTGCCAATTTGGTGTTTGGCTGTCATCAATATTTTGCCAGTTTGACGTTTGACTTTCATCAATCGCCTGCCAATTTGAGTCTTGCCCCGGAATAATTGACCAGCCTGCTGTTTGAGATTCATCAATATTTTGCCAATTTGAGTCTTGCCCCGGAATAATTGGTCCCCAGACCAAAACTTGTGCGACTTCACCTTGACCGCTAACTCCAGTAGGGATAACAACGACATTACCGATAAAGCTAACAGTCCCGATAGAACCCGTTGCTGAAACACCCGTAACCGGGAAAACATTATCTGTTCTTGTCGTAACAGTTCCGACTGCAGACGTTGCAGAAACACCCGTAACTGCAATATTCGCGTCAGCCGTAACCGTAACCGAACCAACTGCGCTTGTAGCGGAGACTCCGTCAACTGAAACAATAGCGTCAGCCGTAACCGTAACGGATCCAATAGCTCCCGTCCCGGAAACGCCTGTGACCGAGATATTCGCGTCAGCCGTAACCGTAACGGATCCAATAGCTCCCGTTGCCGAAACCCCAGTAACCGATACGTTTGCGTCAGCGGTAACAGTAACCGACCCAATTGAGCCTGTACCCGAAACTCCGGTAACTGTTGTATTAGCCGCTGCTGTAACCGATACAGTGCCGATTGCGCCAACTGCGCCCGGAAGGGCAACATCCTCACCCCAAGGGCCTTCGCCCCAGCCGTGGGATGAACTATTCCATCCTTGAAATGCAACGGTGACATCGGCCACATGATAATCCTATGCGATTCTTATAATTGCGTTACTAGCGTCTGCTGTTGGGAATTGAATCGTAAAATCACCCGAGGTAGACGTTTTGTCCCCACCGAAAGCTAAAGAGCATACCGCAGGATCCCCGCTTGCGGTGTCGTTATAAATTAGTGCGCCATTTGCTGTGATAGTAGAACTACTAAAAGTTAAATCATTAAAATCAGTGAATCCAGTAGTTCCTGAACTTGCAGGGTTTATATTAGTTAACGCCGCGCCGCCTGCAGAATAACCAGTTCCAGAGGTTTCATTAGTCGCGCTATATGCAGTAGTTGCCGCCGATAAAGTTGCACTAGACGTGTACAAAGCTAATTTAAAACTATTGCCCCCAGAGGCTAGAAAATTATGTTTTGCTTCTAATAATTCTTTCTTAAAAGAAGTGCACATTGCTGTAGAAATAGCCATTATAAAGTCCTCAATATTTCAGCCATATCCGCATGACCATTAGATTTAAATAAGTTGTACAACGTTGTTCTATCACTCTTCATTGCTTGATTACATGCAGCTACGATAACCCAGTACATACGTTCTTTAAACGCTTCAGCTTGAGCCTTTATTGCAGGGTCAGCTGTTTCACTAATACTAATTATCTTATCTACAGCATTTAAAGCAATTTCTTCTGAATTAAAACCTCTATTACAAGTTGTTTGAACATTCACTTGTCCTACGGAAGTTTCTACAGCAACGTTAAACATTAACCTGTCCTCGAGATATCATAACGGTATTCATCTCTAAGACCATAGCCTTCTCCCAACTTGTTTAAGCCTAACAACGATTCTTGAAACCGTTGCTCGTAATTAGCTAGTTCTTCAGGGGCTTTTAAGAAGTTTACCGCTTCAATTAGTGATCCGTATAGTATTGAGTTAGGTGCGTTAACGGATAGCCATGTTGTTCCTGAATCTGCACCAGCTGTTAATGAATCTGGTCGATACTTATAATGCAGCTCAAAAGTGTAATTAACTCCAACACTTGGCTGATTAGGCGTTGGAGCTAATAAAAATGTCGTATCGTCAAATTGTGAAAAGTACAACGGAAGCCCAGTTACAGTAGGGTTCGGAGAATAATCCCGCATAAACGAAACGTGTTTAAACAATAGATAGGTATATACACTAGAATCAATTACCGCAAGACTTAATGGAGCTAAAAAATCAGTCGGCATCGATAAATAAGGGTTTCCCCCTTCTGCTGTACCTGTTACGTTTTTACGAAAAACAGGTAGTTCTACCGCTTTTAAAATCCGTTCTTCAGCTTCTTGAATAAATACCGGAAGATTAGCCGTAAAAGTTGACTCAGAAACTTCACAGTAATCTTGAATAGTTGTTTTTAATTGTGCGTAAGTAAAACTCATGAGTTCACCACCGTTACGGTTCCGATTTCACCTGTTGCAAAAACGCCTTCAAAAGCAGTTCCTATAGGGTCTGCTGTACTTGAAGTCGATCCCCCAATATCTACTCCTAACGGTGTAGTCGTTTGAGGACCTGTAGTTCTAACTAGTCCTAACTGAGCTTGCGGTAGCGGGATTTCTGGTCTAGCTTGTCTCAATGCTTCAGGATCAGTTAAATGATGCGGGGGTTCTAACTGAGGATGCTTAGGCTCGTAACATTCTGAACAAACTTTAAAGCCTGTCCACTCCATTCTCATTTTTAAATACGAGGTTCTAAAGCCGCATCTGTCACAAACTCCGTACGAAAACTTTCCTAATGCGTAAGCCATCAGACATAACTACGTTGAGGAACTAAATGTACCGAAGATCGATCTTCATCGTATTTCATAGCACTTACAAGATTTTGCTCGTAAAGTCCACCAAGTAATTGAGCTTTTTCAGGATTCTTTTTTAACGCTAAATAAAACGCTAACCCAGACACCAAACAAGGCATAAATCGACTAGGGATATCTACGTCATTTACTGCAGCATCAATATCTTGAATTCTTTTCCATCGAGAAGAGAGTAAGATATCTGTTGAATTTTCAGGAGCTGGCCAAACATATAACGTAGGAGTTATTGTTCGTTCAACATAGTATTGGGTACATCGAGCCTGAGTGTTTTTATTCGGAATATTTAAATACTCATTGCGATCAATCCGATCCATCTGAAAATCAGTTTGCTGTCCGTTAGTGGTTCTACGAATAACGGCATCTAAAATGTCGATATCGTACTCGTTTAACGGATAGGAAACTTGACCTTGAGTTAAAGTTAATGAAACTTGTTCAACTTCCCAAAGCTGAATACCACGGTTAGACCAATCTGCAAACATGATGTTCATAGATCGTCTAGCCGTGACACCGTCATAGCCGGTGCGATATTCAAGTCCTGCTAATTCAAACGCTTCTTCAATCGCTGTAGCCGCATTTAAACTAAAGTCTCTAGTCCCTGAAGTCGCCATATTAATAGTGCTTCAATAAATTTAAAACAATCACATAAGTATCGTTCGCGGCGGCTCCTAAAGTGGTTAAGTTTATATCCCCAGTTTTACCACTTCCCGAAGTATTAACTAATCCTCCAAAGTCGCTAAAGTCCATATGGCCGTTACTTGCTTCCGCTAAAGAGATAGCAATAGTATCGGTGGTAGCATCCCACAATAACTGAACTTGGGTAAACCCAGTTATTGAATGAGCTATTCTTTCTATAGTGACTCCGGTACAGGCTGTACCGTCTGCTTTCGTAGTTAATCCACTTACATCGACCTTCGTAACGGCAGCTTCACCAGTGCCGTCCGAAAGGTTAGTAATTTGAATAACTGCCCTATGAAGTCCATCGGAGATGGTTGTCGTTGAGACTGCATCTGCCATTGTTATTCTCCCATATTAAGACTATTAAGCATCAGCAAAAGGAGTAACAATCGTTCCTGAACCTAGCAATAAAGAGTCATGAACTAAGTATGTTGTAGCGTCAATCGCAGTAATTTTAATAACACTGCCGACGAGTCCACCCTTAGTTGAGCCGTTTAAGGTAATGACATCGTTAGATGCTGCAGGAATAAACGCTTTTTTAGCACCATCATCTACGGCAACCATTGCTGCGCCAACAAACTTGTCAGTGCCGTCAGTCAAGATATCAAGATCGGTTGCTGCGGTTTCTACATAAAAGAAAAACGAAGCGCCCGTATTGTTTGCTTGACTCGGAGCCGTTGGATCGTTAGGGGTAGTGACGTTAATAGCTGGCAAGGTGAACTTGCCGTCTGCGTCATTTAACAAAATGATTTTGCCTGCATGCGCAGCTACAGTAAGTGTAGTGTCTGCGGCAAGGCTGACTGTGCTGTTTACGCCTGCGGTAATAAAACCAGCTAAGGATTTAACGGGACCAGAAAAAGTAGTTTGTGCCATGGTGTTCACCTCTTTACGAAAGGATTCGTTTTAGTATCTTCGTAACGTCTGCTGGGACAGTTACTAAAACTCATTATACCCAGAAAATAAAAGGGGGGTATACCCCCCCTCTCAATTAAGCGCCGGGGGATCCGAAAATACCACGCCAGTCACTAAAGCCAAAGCTATATCGTTCTCTCGCTTTATAACGAACATTTCCGGTTTCAAAATCACCTTCCATGTTAGTTGATACAGGAGTACGAACAAAGTGCTTCAGTCCATTAGGAACGTCAGTTTTCAAAAAGAAAGCATCAGTATCCGTCAAGAAATGATTCACAACGTAACCTTCAGGGACCATTCCCATGTTTCGGATAGCGTTGATATCATTGTCAGCTGTTCCAACTCGTCCCGGAGTGTTAAGCAGACGATCTGCTACAAACTGGAGTGAAGAAGGAATAATCAGCTTACGAGCCTGTGCATTAATCTTCAGACCACGCTCATCTTCAAAAGCAGCAATATCAATTAAGGCTTGCTCCAATGAAGTTTCGTTAAGGTCTGAAGCTGTAGACAGCTCATTAGACTGAGTTTGGTTAGATACAGTCGGATGGTCAGTAGCACAAAGCTCCTTACCGTCACCACCTAGGAAGCTAGTGCTGAACGCATTGTTCAGAATGTTAGCACCTTTGATGTTTTTAGTCTGCATCATAGATCGCGCAAGTGCGCGAGTGTAACGAGAAGAAAGGGTATCGTAGAGATTATCTTCGATAGCTTCCTCAGTCAGTGAAAACGCCAACGCAATGGTTTCATGCGAGTAACGTGCAGTATATGACTCTTGTGCAGTGTCATATGTTACATTGCTACCTTCGCTTTTAACCGGTGCTTCACCAAAACCCGTCAACATTACTTCTTCCTCAAAAGCTCGTTCTGAACTTTCAGTGTCGAAGATGTCTTCGTACTCGGCGGCGTATCGATCATATTCCAAGCCAAAGAGAGCGTGAAGGCCGGGAACAAGCTCTTTTACGAGTTGTGCTCTATTAATCGCCATTAGTTACTCTCCCTAGACTGCGAATGTGTTAGTTGGGAACGTAAAGAAGGCTCTTGCAGAAGCACCAATACTATTGCTTGGTGAATCTACGAAACCTACACAAAGAGCCACACCGGAACTAGTAGTTGCGGTTACACCCTCTTTTGAACGTCCGTTGTTGGTTGAACCCGCTGTAGTACTAAGCGTGTACTTATTACCAATAAAGCTTACAGCAGGAGTGCCTGCAGTAAATTGTGCTTCATAGATAATAGCAGGATCTACATACACATAGGCTTCGGCATCGCCGCCGCCTAGAGTTGCTAGATCTGCAGTCCACTGATTAGACCAAGTTGGGGTGCCATCGGTAGCAGTATACTGCACACCGTAAAAAACACCTGCGGGAGTGCTTGTTGCACCAGCCTGATTTATATAGCCCGAAGAAAGCGTTACAACATCACCGCTAAAAATAGCAGTGTTATAGCCACTTGCAATACGCATTTTCTTGGGTCTAATAATCCCACCGTACATATGGGAGGCGGGTGTAAAGCCGTTAGGGGCATCTACGTTTGCCATTTTAAAACCCTCCTAAAGAGTCATGAGAAAAGTTAATCGGCATCAACAGTACGTCGACTACCGAACTCCGTTTTTGAGCTCCTTTGAATGTCTCCCTTTCGGATAGGCATTCTAGGATCACTATCTCGCATTAAATCGTTGTCGACTCCGTACAACTGGCTATCCGTTACGTTTTTATAGTAAGCGTTTCGTTCAGCTACGGTTTCTTCAGGAATTTTTGCGAGAATTAGCCCACCAACTCCAATCACACCCGCGTGCCTTCCGTCGTCAATAGTAGGAGCATCAAAATCGGGATAATCCGCTGCTTTCACAGGTTCAAATCCTTCACGAATACGCTTAGACATATTCGCTCGATCATCATGTCCTCTGACTTCGGCACGTATCCACCTGTGTTTATATCCATCAGGTGCTGTAGGGGCATCAAGCATTGAAGGCGGTTGCCATGGTTTTCTGCGAGTTTTAGATTCTCGTGCTTCAGCAGATCTGGAGACTCGATCTGTCATTTTATTCTCCTTAGACGTATTTTGCATACTCTTCAACGGGCACACCAATTCTTTTTGCAATTGCAACTTGTGAGGGTGTGAGACTCACTTTGCGTGCTCCACGATTAGCTGGACTAGCTCCACGACTAGAACCGGCTACTTGCTGTGACTGCACGTGTTTCGGCTGTTCAAACTTATGGGGAAAATTTTCCCTAAGCTGTGAATTAAGCTCTTGATAATACTCATCGGAAGTAGGATCAACTCCCCCTCGTTTAAGATCTTCATCAATCGCCATTGCCGCACTCGTCATGATTCGGTCTTGACCAAACCATGAATTCTTTTCGGCCCACGCTTCAGCTTTTACATCTCTAGGCGGTGGCTGTTTTGGTGAATTTACTTGATTAGCTTGACGATTACTAGTCAGTCTTCGTCTATTTTGTAATTTTTGACGGTTTTGAGCTTTTTGAACATTTTGATTTTCTAAGGCAGTTTGCGCTACAGCTTCGGTAGCTAAGGCAATTGCTTCAGAATCCCCTAGATCTTGAGCTTCTCGTAAAGCTCGTCTAGCTCGCTCACTATCAGACTTAACTCTAGCCTGATACTCATTAACTAAACTAGCATCTGAAGAAGACAGTCTAGTTTGTAACGTAGATTTTTCCTTACTTAGATTTTGAGCGTAGTTAATCGCTTCATCACGCTGACGTTCAGCTTCCCTCATCCGATAAGTTAACTTATCAATTCTCTTTTTTACAGTATCACTATAATCTTCTAGTTCGGCAGCTTGATTAGGCTCCTCACTAAAATCTGAGTCGGGTTGACGTTCTTGAATGACATCCGCAGCGTGTACATCGACTTCTTCGTCAGGTAGTATTAATTCAATTTGTTGTTCGGACATGGGTCCTCCTTATTGCAGAATAGATTCAGGATCTGAGATAACAGCTAAAATCTCATCGTCGTTTAAAAGACGCATATCGCCTCCTTCAATACGAAAACGAGCACCAGCGTATCTCCCAAAAATTACCCAGTCACCTTCCTTACACCAAGGTCCGTTAGGGAATTTATCTGGATCTGCATATGCACTTGGTCCTAAAGAAACGACTAAACCAACAATTGTGGCAATCTTTTCTTTATCCAGTGTTTGTTTCGCAAGCATAATCCCACCACGGGTTTTTTGGCTTGGCTCAAACGGCAGAATTAACATTCTGT